GGACGGCTGTGCTGGGTTAGCAGCTGAACGGGGCCACCGTGAATCTGATCCGGACGGACACAGAGAAGACAGGAGGAAAAGAAATGGCACTGAAGGCACTGATGCTGCGGAGACGCATCGACCTGAAGAAGAAGGAGCTGGAGGAGCTTCGGACGAAGCTGGCGGGATTCGCCACGCGGGAGACGGAGCTGGAGACGGCCATCGGAGAGGTCGAGACCGAAGAACAGCGGACTGCTGTGGAAGAAGAGATCACCGCTTTCGAGCAGGAGCGGAATGAGGCCCAGCAGAACGCGGATCAGCTGGAGAGCGAGATCGCCCAGCTGGAGGGTGAGTTGCAGGAGACCGAGGCCCAGCAGACCACTGAACCGGCGGATGCCGGAACCGAAGGCGGCACGCCTGCCGGAGAGAGCGGCGTGGCGCAGGAGACCATCAACGAAAACAGAGGAGGAGAAAGAACCATGGGACGCAGGACTTTTGCGAAAATGAACCGCCAGGAGCGGGACGTCTTTTTCGCCCGTGAGGACGTGAAGAGCTATCTGTCCGAGATCCGGACGGCGATCAAGGAAAAGCGCGCCATCAGCGGCGCGGGACTGACCATTCCGGACGTGATGCTGGAGATGATCCGGGAGACCGTCGCGGAGAAGAGCAAGCTGCTGCCCTTCGTGAACGTGCGCAACGTGGGCGGCAAGGCCCGGCAGAACATCGCCGGCACCATTCCGGAAGCGGTGTGGACTGAGATGTGCGCCAAGATCAACGAGCTGGACATCGGCTTCAACCAGATCGAGGTGGACGGCTACAAGGTGGCCGCTTTCATCCCGGTGTGCAACGCCGCGCTGGAGGACAGCGACGTGGATCTGGCGGACGAGATCGTGCGGGCCATCGGCGTGGCCATCGCCAAGGCCCTGGACAAGGCCATCCTGTTCGGCAAGGGCACCAAGATGCCTCTGGGCATCGTGACCAGGCTGGCGCAGACCAGCGAACCCGCCGACTGGGATTCCGACGGCCCGGCCTGGACGGATCTGCACACCAGCAACGTGCAGAAGATCAACGTGGCCAGCGAGACCGGTGTGGCATTCTTCAGTGCCCTGATTGAGAAGCTGGGCCTGGCGAAGCCGAAGTATTCCAGCGACGGCCTGTTCTGGGTCATGAACCGGAAGACCCACATCAAGGTCATGATCAAGGCTCTTGCCTTCAACGCCAGCGCCGCGCTGGTGAGCAACACCACCATGATGCCGGTGCTGGGCGGCACGGTGGTCGAGTTCGAGGACGACGAGATCGCGGACGACGAGATCATCGGCGGCTTCGGCGGCAACTACGTGATGGCCGAGCGGGCGGGTCTGAGATTCGCCAGCAGCGACATCCCGCTGTTCCTGGAGGATCAGACCGTGTTCAAGGGCACCGCCCGGTACGACGGCAAGCCCGTGGCGGGCGAAGCGTTCGTGATCGTCAACTTCGCGAACACCAACCCCACCACCAGCAAGGACTTCGCGGAGGACTACGCCAACGACGGCCTGAATGACCTGACGCTGACCGCCGCGGCTGGCGGCACCGCAGGCAAGACCGTGGTCACTGTCAGCGGTACCGTGGCCCAGAGCAACCCTGTGCTGAAGTACAAGGTCGGCAAGGTTGACGTGAAGGCCGGCGACAAGGTGCCTGCCGGATTCGATGATCTGACCAGCGGCACCACCGCGATCACCGCGGCGGCGGGCAAGACCATCACCGTGATTGAGCTGGACGGCAGCAACCGGGTGATCAGCGCCGGCCAGGGGACCAGCGTGCCGAAGACTTAAGCAGCGCGGAGGTGAGGACGGATGACGGAGACGATGAAGGGGACGGCGCTGAGCCTGATGAAAGCGCGGCTGAACCGGACGGCGTCTGACACGACGCTGGACGGATATTTCGCGCAGCGGATCATGGCGGCGGCGAGCGAGCTGGAGGGCACCGGCATCCGCCTCACCGACAGCGCGGATGACCTGATGCTGCTGGTGGATTATGCCGTGTGGAGTTATTCCAACCGCGACAGCTCCGGGAGCATGCCGGACTGGCTGCGGCTGCGGAGGCGCGAGCGGTGGCTGCGGGAGGCAGGAACGGAGGGATCCGCATGATCCTGGACAGAGGGCTGTGCCGGATCCACCGGCAGAAGAGCATCACGGAACCGGGCGGCAAGCCGAAGAGCACGGAAGAGCTGATCTTTGAAAGCTACTACGGCGAGCTGAATTTCGAGACCAGCCCGGCCCGGCCCACGGAGAAGCGCGAGGAAACCCAGACGGCGGCGCGGATCCGAATCCTGCAAAACCGGGGCATCCGGAAGGAAGACGTGGCGGAGCTGATCCCCTTTGACGGGACAGAAACCAAGACGGAGAGATACCGGATCACCCGCGCCTGGCACGGAGCCGACGACGAGAGCGGCGAGCAGATCAGCGACCTGACGCTGGAGGTGAGGGAGAAATGACCGTGCAGCGGATCAAAGACCTGCTGACCAGCGTCGACCCGAACGTTCAGCGGTACGACCACGACGGGGCCGGAACGGCGGACGCCTACACGGTATGGCAGGAGATCCGGCCCGTAGGATTCTACGGGGACGGACAGGAGGAAGGCACCATCCACTTCCAGGTGGATCGGTTTACGAAGACTGAGGACGAAGAGACAGCCCTGGCGCTGAAGGCACTGCTGGAAGCCCAGGACGACATCGCGGTGGACTATCTGGTGGACTATGAAAGGGACACCGGATACATCCATCACATCTATGACTGCGAGGGAGCCTGACAATGGCACGGATGGAGTTTTCCGGCACGCAGGAGCTGATGGACGAACTGTTCGCTGAATCCGAACGGTTGGAACGGAAGGCCACGGAGATGCTGGGCGAAGCCGGAAAGGTGGTCGTGGACGCGTGGAAGCAGGCTATCACAGAGGCTGGGCACGCTCCACCCGGCAAGAGCCGGAGGGCCACGGGCGATCTGCTGAACAGCATACGCGCCAGCGCCGTAAAGAAGAACGGCGACGCCTACACCACCAGCATCTATCCCCACGGGAGAGACCGGAAGCGGCAGCGGATGGCCGACATCGCCTTCGTGCTGCACTACGGCACAAGCAAGATTAAAGGCGACCATTTCGTGGACGACGCGGAAGCGAAGGCCGACGAGGCCGCACAGGCAGTCATGGAGCAGGTTTGGAACAGAGACTAAAAGGAGGAAGAACCAATGGCTGAGATTGGCATGCAGTATCCCGTATGGGCACCGCTGACCAGCGAAGAGGATAACACGCTGACCTATGGCACCGGCATGGTCATGGGCCGGGCTGTGAGCGCGAACCTGAGCTGGCAGAAGGAAGACAACGAGCTGTACGGGGACGACATCGTCGCGGAAACCGACAACAGCATCACCGGCTACACACTGGACGTGACAACCACGGAGCTGGAGGAAGCAGTCGAGGCGGCGATCCTGGGCCTGCAGAAGGTCGGGAGCACCGAGGAGTACGAGCAGACCGGCGACAACACGCCCTACGGCGGATGCGGATACATCCGTGTGCTGGTTCGCAATGGCGTGGCGCTGTATAAGGCGGTCTGGTACCCGAAGGTGCAGTTCTCCAAGAACAGCGAGGCGAGCAACACCAAGGCCAAGAGCATCAACTGGGGCACCCCCACGCTGAACGGAAAGGGCCTGGGCGTCTATGACGACGCCAGCGGGAAAGCAAAATTCCGCAAGCAGCAGGTGTTCACCACACTGGCGGCGGCGAAAACCTACCTGAAAGGCAAGGCGAACATCACCTAAAAACACGGCTCCGGCCCGACCTGCTGGCCGGGCCGGAGTTTTTCAAATCTCGCGCATGATATGGAGGAAAGAAAATGGCATTGCTTGACCTGGTTATCACCCACCACCGGGAGAAGTGGGCGGATGGCCGGAAGATGTTTGAGATGCTGAAGATGCAGAAGGGCATCCAGGAGGGCGACTTTCGGGTGATCCTGGTGCAGGACGGCGAAGACGACAGCCTGGACATGGGACGGATCACGCGGGTCTACCCTTTTGTGGATCAGATCATCACCATTCCCCACAGCGGCGTGAGCGCGGCACGGAACACTGGGCTGGAGTACGCGAGCGCGGAGTGGATCATGTTCTGCGACTTCGACGACTGCCTTTATTCCATCGACAGCATGTTCCGGATCCTGCAGAGCCTGCAGGAGGCCGGAGACAAGGCCGACCTTGTCTGGACGGATCTGTGGATCGAGATGCGGAAAAAGGACGGCGGGTTTGCCAAGGTTCTGAAGAAATGGAACACGGTTTTTATACACGGAAAGGTCTACCGACGGAGCTTTTTAATTGATCATGATATCCGATTTGACGAGATGCTGGATTACTCTGAGGACGCCATGTTCAACGCTCTGGTGGCGATGGAGATTCTGCCCAGCCGGATCGCGAAGATGCCGGAGGTCACCTACATGTGGTGCTACCGGAAAGAATCCTTAAGCAACTACACGGGAGGCGACTGGAACCGGG